ACGTGGACGCAAACGACTGGGTGCACCTCGAACCGGAGAAATGGAGGAACGTGGTATTGCCAGTCATGGAGCCACTGCCTATCTTCTGGAGCGCTTCCGAGATGTCAGTGACCCTCATCCCATTACTTATTGCTATGGATGTAATCGCGAATCTGAACTACCAACTTACTGCAGACGCTGTGAGACAGCTGCTCATTTGGGTAAACGCGTTATTCCCTTTTCACTCAAGATGGTACAGCGTTTACTTGGTGCCTTACAACTATCGTTGAGATGCTGGATGATTACTTCCGACTCCTTCCGCAGATCGTTCTTGCGTAGAGCTGGATATTTACTAGATCAAGAGGAGGAAGGAGAAGAGGAGGAAGGAGACGTAACCTCCGACCAGTATGACGACAATAACAACGTAGACGACGATTTCGAAGAAGAGGAAGAAGAACCAAGTTACTAAAATAAATATGTATACCATATCACCGTTCATACCATAAGTTAGGACATTATTCATTTTTAAAACCTTCTGATATGTACCATAACGCTAGGTGATCGGCATGGTGTACTAATGTGCCGCGACGGACCGCGTGTTTTTTAAAAAGTTTGAGCATGAGTATTTGTAATTTGACTTTTTTCATGGAAAGAAGTATTACTGGGTATCAAAGACACACCTATTCTATTTCCGTATTAACAATGTGCAATAACTGCGGTCGTAAGCGTTGCAAGGGATGCAAGAAGAGATCCTCCAGCTCTTCTTCGAGTTCCAGTTCATCCTCTAGTAGCTGCTCTAGCTCATCCTCTAGCAGCTGTTCTAGCGAGTCTTCCTGCAGCTTTAGATATATTCCCGTAGCTGATCAACCATTCGATCGCCATCCCTGCCGCGATTTGAAGCCTTCTTGCTCCTCTTCCAGCAGTTCTAGCTGCTGCTCTGATCCCCGATCTGCACTAATTGGAAGCGACTCCAGCATCAAGTCCTTGCCATGCTGTCTGCCTTGTGATAAGTCCAGCTCGTCGTCCTCGTGCAGCACCAGCTCGTCCAGCAGCTCCTCTTCGTGCAAAAGTTCTTCCTCTAGCTCCAAGTCTAGCAAGAAACACAAGAAGCACCGAAAGGGAAAGAAGGACAAGAAGTGCGGTAAATGCCAGAAGTCGAAGTGTTGTTGCGAGAAGACTGATGACTGCAAGAAGCGCCATTACAAGAAACGTGATACCAGCTCTTCTTCCAGCTCATCCAGCTGCTCTAGCTCGTCTAGCAGCTCTTCCAGCTGTCATGGACCTTGCACGAACTTGTCCCTGGACTCCACTAGTTCCAGCTCTAGTTCTTGCTCTGGCTGTGGTTCCAGCAGCTCTTCCTCTTCTGGATGCTCTTGCTCATCGTCTAGCTCATCAAGCTGCCCTTCGTCGTCCAGTTCTTCTAGCTGCCCATCATCTTCCAGCTCGTCCAGCTGCCCTTCGTCGTCCAGCTCATCCAGCTGCCCATCATCCTCTAGCTCATCTAGCTGCTCTAGCGTTAGAGGAAAGAAGTACTGTGTTCAGTTCGTCTGCAAGGACGGAGCCCCCAACCAACATCGCATTGTCGGTACCGATAAGGTTATTGCCATCGATGGTGCTAAGAACGGTATCTTGGAACTGGAGCGTGGACATACTTATGAGTTTGACATTCAGGGTGCTCATGACGTCATGGGTCGTGGCTACAGTTTCTACTTTACTAAGGACTTGTTGGGTGGACCTGCTGGTCAGTGGTCAACTCCTGGGTTCCGCCCTGTTAAGATCCCCAACACTCCGGATCCCGCCACCTGCGGTAAGATTGTGTTGAAGGTAACTGATTGCTTGCCTAACCACTTCTACTATCAGTCCACTAACTTCCCTGCGATGGGTGGACAAGTCCACATTAAGAAGGCTAAGAAGGGAAAGAAGCACTAAATGGGTTTAGCTATACTGCTCCCATATATGGTCCAGCACCATTATAGTTCTTCCAATTCCAGTTTCCTATGGTAAGCTACAATTCGCATAGGTAATGGTTTGTAATATTCTTCATGTCCTTCGTTGTTCTCGCAGTCCTACGTTACCCTTCATTGTTCTTGATGATCCAATACCACCCTGTATAAGCATTAATAATAGTTACCATATCGTAGTCAACTATAAACATTTTTAAAAACATTGTTACTGATGCGGGGACTATTACTGTTTACACGGTTTACACTGTTTACACGGGGATAGTATAAGGTTGCCAGCGTACAATACGCACATCTTTAAAAGTATCTCGTTCCTTATCACTGACTACATATAGTTTATCGTTTTGATCCATTGCAGCAGCTATGATACCAGATCGTTTACTTAGATTGGGGTATGTAACAACAGTAAGTCTCTTTACGTCATGTTCAATGTAATGAGATTCATCCTTACCGTAAATACGTCTAATATCCCTAGGTCTAGTATACGCCTCGACAATCCTAATTTCCTCATGATCTGGAGATATAGGAACAGATGTGTTACTACCATTAATATCGCTACTGTTACTGTCGTCACTACCGTCACCACTAGAGGTTCCATCTTGATCGTCGTCTCTAAGTTTCAGTAGATAGGAAGTAGTATTGTTCTGCATCCATAGATACTTACCGTCCAATGTAGCGCTGATGTGGATTACGTCTTTAGATATATTTTCGCCTGTGATATTATCCTTAATGTTTGCCAAAGTCCATACCCATTCGGTGACGGTTGGATCCTCAAAATCGTAGACCGTTAGCTTGTAGATATTACTCTGACCTAATCCATACAGGTCTCCGGCGAACACTACCAATCTTTCTAACTCTACATTGTTATTCACTCTTCGGTCATCATCTGCATCAATACTATCTACTTCCTTTGAATATGTAATACTACCGTCAGTGTATAGCTTAACCACATACTCAGAAAATGAGACAATGTCCACTAGCTTCTTCTCCTCCAGTTTCTGGTCATCTGACATACTTGTTTCCTCAGGAATGGAGCCGAAGATAAACGGATCACCGACGGATGAAATAGGCGTGTTGGATATACCACGGTTAATCCATGGGCCTTCTCCAATACTCTTTGGAGGATTAACGAACGATTGTACATCATTGGTAAGTTGAGTTTCTAGTTGTTGAGTTTCAAGTAAGTCTGTCTCAAGTAGGACATTATCTATGGATCTAATTTGCACCACATTATCCATACCCCTGGTCAGATTACCGTCATCTATATCCGGTAACATTCCGACGCCAGTTGGTCTATCATCCAGCAGCACATTATTACCGTTATTACCGTTATTACCGCTGGTAGCATTGAATGGTAGATCGGGAATTTCTCTAGCCAAACCGGACATTCCATTTAGGTTCCTAACTCCAATAGTTTGATCTACTATCTCAGACAGTACACTAGGTGGTACATATCCGTCATTCTCTTCAGGAAAGAAAATAGAGTAACTCTGATTACCCGCCAAGGGTTTGGCTGCAAATAGATCGTCAAACATTGCATTCGGACCAACGCCATTACCACCAAGTTCATTACCTACACCATTGGATCGTCTAGCTGATAGCGAACCAATATTTACATTCTCCGATCTAGAATCAAAAAGACTGTCACCTAACAACTGAGACGCGTCCGATCTGTTATTAGGTAGTGAGTTTATGTTTACGTTACCCGGTCTGGCATCAAATAGATCTCCCGCAACAGCACCTGATGTCGCAGCAGGAGTGTTGGACTTGGGTAACGAGTATATGTTCACATTTTGATTATTGGGGTTGAACAGGTCGTCATTACCCATATCATTTGCGCCTACACCGTTCCTACCACCCTGTCTAAAGGAACTTTGTGAATTAGAGTAGATATTTCTATTGACGTTCCTAGGCTGAAATAAATCTTCATCCATGGATGAAACGCTAGCGCTATCTCTAACCGGGATGCTGGGAACTACCGGTACGTTTGGATTTACCGGTAATGAAGGTACCGACATAGACGGAATACCTGGAGATATCTGAGGAATACCCGGAACTTTAGGGATAGTCGGACCATCTGATACCGGATTTGCAGGCTGTTTCGGTGGTCTAGGTACCTTACCGCCTTTTCTAGGTATAATATGTGGAATAGATGGTCCTCCACCATCTGAAGAAGGACGTAAATTTACAGAAGGTATCCTAGAACTCGCATTGGGGAACCTTGCTGAAATTCCTTCACATAATACACTTGTACAAGTAGGACTGCCTTTACCTGAACGGGTAGTTGCAATTACGATTAAAAGAATGACAACAAAGATAATTACAGCCACTATTACTGCCAGGACTATCCACCATTCGCTATCCATTTTACTCTTGTATCTAAACTCGGGATGGAATCTTTAAGAGCTAAACGCGCCAACGCTAATTTAGCTAAACTCCTTCGTGTTAAGATAGCAACTATAGATTTGGCAAAAGAACGCGGTTTCTTTACAGAGTATGATAATAGATTCCGTAGTATGTCGGTGGCGGAATTCGGGGCCGCCATATTTCAGAACAACCCCGATAATTTCTACAAAATAAACCGTCATCAGTTATATGCGGTTTACAACAGAGAACAGGATAACCCGATGTCCGGACAGCTTATGGTATGGTTCGCATATCTAAGTGATGCCAACAGTCAGATTGCCGTCGGGTCTATCCGCACTATGGTCGATGAGATTATCAAGCCAGATCAATATGGTAGATCGAGGTACAACATCAAACAAATTGTTATTATATCTTCTCATGAACTCCATGGTGACGTGCTGAAAGTGTTGGACAACCTCTATGCTACAAGTGTGTCTCAATGGGGAGTGGCCCCAACTTATGCGTTGATTAAGGAAGACGCAATCCTTGTCAACCCTAAGATAAGTAATTTATGCTCTATTATGAGTCCTATTACACCAGAAGAGAAGGCTGAGTTGTATCAAAGATTGGGTATGGAAGACAAGAACATGATCATCATGTACGACGATGATCCAGTGGCTAGGCGCAGTGCTTGGCTGGCAGGCGTCGTCATTAGAGCAATACGTTCTAATGAACAGTTGGATACTATCGCACGTAAGATGGTTGAGTACTTATATATTAAACCACGTCCGTTAGATCAGAAGGTGAAGAAGTCGGCAACAAAGAAGCAGACGCAAGGATCCAGTACCAGCTAGTCGGCAACAAAGAAGCAGACGCAAGGGTCTAGTACCAGTTAACTCAATGAAACATAAATGTGGTATACATATAACAACGTTTTAAAAAACTTGCTGCTGTAGTACCCATTTAGCGAAGTTATTCAATACTGGACGCAACTTGTACTCTGTACCATAAGCATCTACAACGTATATACGTTGGTCATTGACTTCCTGGCTTACCGAATTTACAGGGCTTACCGAATTTACAGTATCGACTACGTTCGACTTATTGCCGTCTACATCGCTCTTTACCTTCTTACTCCTTTTGTCTTTCGGTGTTACATACCTAGCGACAGCTAGATTCTTCAAAGGTATTAGTGCTAGATCAGTGTGTTCGGCATGGGACATGTACTTCATTCCCTCACGTTTCGGCATGTTGTCACATATACCTTGAACAAATCCTATAAGTTCGTTAGTGGTATATCCATCCGGGATGTTATAGGCGTCGCAAAACTGTCTGAGGTAAGAATAGATAGACAATCGGTATCTATCCTGAATTTCCTCAAAGTCTTGCTCGCCAAGATCCACTAGGAACAAATAATAGTTCTTATCGCGTGGCGGTGGTTGTTTAGATTTAACTGCCATAACGCGGGAAGATAGTATCTTTTCTCCAAGTAAGTCCTGTTCACAGATAGCGTTATGTGATTCCTCACCAAACTCTCGTAGTGCTGTTTGCATTACATTCTCATGTGGAGCCCTACCGCCACCGAAATTATCTAGGCAATTAAACTCCCAGTTATAACCCATGATAAGATGTTTATCTCCTCGATATGTTATAACAGTTGCAACTGACGCAGCAAAGTGATCTGACTTCTCCAAATATGCCGGCACCGAACACTCGTCATCGAGCTTCAGACTTTCCAATTGACTAACGATATCCATATTATCCATTGTTACAATCGGTTGAAGTTATCCGACTATTAATTGGCACGTCACAAGTCTTTAGCTAGAGTATAATCTTTTAAAAACAAACAATACCTCGCATGGTAACTAGTTACTACTTGGTAGTAGCGAATGGGCACAGTGTTTGTTTCTCAGTAGAATTATAGTTCTCATATCCCCAGAATGCAAAATGATTGTGATGATATGGCAGATCGCCAGGTGCTCTGTCTGAGTCGATGCCATCTTCTATGGCTAGAGGTGGTTTACATAGGTAGCCATTAGAGGCTCGAATGATGATTTCTGAAGAATGTAACTCATGCGGTTGTCTGACATAGGGTACACCTTCATACAATTTCAATACTACCTTAGCGTAGTCTCTGGAAATTAAGTACATCTGTGCGCCCCAAATATACTCACCGTTGAACTTGAGAACATTCTGTAGTTTTGGATTTACGCCATCGCATGTGGTTCCGTCCCATCTATTCATCATATATGATAATGAGACCAGAGGAGCATCTTTGGGTACGTTATCCAGGACCTCTCGGAGTCTATATTTGAACTCATTATCTAGTAAAATATCATCTTCGCAGATAATGGCGTGAGTTACACTAGACGGGAGATCGTAGAAAGCTCTCACAGCTCTAAGGTGACTAATGAAACAAGCAGAACTACACATTAGCAAGTTGCTGGTTGTGTCAATAGGATAATCCGTATGGTAAAAATCTAAAATAGGATCATCCTTAGTTACTGCTCCGATGAATGTAACTTGTGGCAACAATTTATGATGTTCGAATCTAGTTACCATACGTTCTCTACGGTGTGAAGACGATACCAAATTAACGCAGAATATTGGTATGGTCGCTACTTCGATGTGTTCTAGACCGCTCATGATTATTGTAAATTCTGTTCAGTATGTAAGATGATAATACTCGTTAATGTTATATTATGGGTATAGAGGCTTTAGATCAAAGTACATAAATAAGAAACT